ATTTAAATTTACAGTAGATTTATCTGTTGAATAAGTAACAGTTGAACTAGCTCCTACAATAGCTTCATCAAAGAGATCATTCTTTGACATAACGTTTTTAGAATCAAATATAGTAAGTGGATTAGATACTCTTAATCTTCCAAATGCATCATAAGCGGTAGATCCATCTCCACCACCAATGACGGTTGGTTCTACATTGACATTATTACATCCAGACATTAACAATTACTCCCCATATTAAACCAAGTAAATCTTTGAAGTTCCTGTTTTAGTTCTTCTTGAAACGTATAATTTAATTGATTTTTTAATTGATCTATCGTTTGCACAATTTGTTGTTGATTATCTGCATCATAAACAGGTGTAGGTATAGGAAGTGTTACGTTAATTTTTGCCATTATCTTTTACCATCTGCTTGTATGTCTGCTCTAAATGTTCCATATCTCCAACTCTCTCCAGTTGAAGTATTTTCTATTTTTAATGCAGCCGCTCTACCTCTAGCTCTAGTATCTACTTTATCAGTTGAAGATGTAATTGTAAAAGGACCTAATAAAGATGAAGTCGCAGTATTTGTTGGATAGTCTTTTAATAGTATAGTAATTTGCGCATTACCATCTAGCCTTTTAAAATCTGGAATAAATCTTCTTATTTTTGTAAAAAACTCACCGTCTCCATCTTGATGTAAAGTAAAATCTCCAGATTCAATATAAGCTAGTATAGCCGTTGTTGTATTACCCTCTACTTGATCTAAACCTATTTCGTGAGCCCAATAAGTTGTTGAACCATTTGTATTTGTAACTCCTTGTATTGTAGGAAAAGTAGGTGTTCCTGTTCTATTATACGATGTTAAATAAGGAAGATCATATAAATGAGCGTCTTGTGCGGTCGTTCTAGAAAGTGAGCTTGTATACCAACAATTTTCACCTCTATTCCAAGTAACAGCTCTGTTTATTTGTTGTGAACCAGCAGACGGGTAATACCAAGTTACTTCTCCGTACAAACAATTATTACCAGCATAGATAATTTTACCTGCATTATAATTCAATCCTAAATCACCAGGATTATTAGTTGTAAATACAAAATCCTCTACGGTACATTCTAATGTTTTGACCGTACCGTCAAAATAATTAAATCCACCAGAATCATCCATCCAATATACAATACCATCTTTAAATTGTATTGCATGAGGACCAATACATCCGCAGTTAGATCCAACTTTTCTAATACTGAATGTAAAGGGAGCCCCAACATATTGTAATGTATATGCAGCACTGTCGGTTACAATTAAGACATAGTCTTTACCTTTTACGGCTGCTCTAATTTCTGTTCCATCATCGAGTCTAAATGTACCAGCGGTATTTACTGAAGTAGGTTGATATTCATTATAGTTTTCTTGATCGGAAAATCTAATGAACATTTTATCTTGAGAACTTGGTGTACCAATAGTTGTTTCAGTTCCTAAATGTATAAAATGTCTGTCTTGATCTGAAACAATAGTTATAGTGGATTTTGTTGGTGCGCCTGACATAATCGTTGCTCTTGTGGTTAATGCTAATGCAGTATTTTGTATGGGCTGCCAGGTAAATGTTCTACCGTTATATATGGTTGCTGTTAAAATTTGACCAAAATTATCTAACGACCAATTACCTGGATCAATAACTGTCGATTGACCATTTACTAAAGAAGCTTCTCCCCAAGCGGTTAAGGCAGTAACCGTTGCACCATTAGAGTGAGACGCGGGTGTTGTGCTTTGACTACCTCTTGTACATCCAGTTAAATCGTTACTCGAAATACCTGTATATGAAATAATTTCTGAGTTTATTAAAACAGATCCCGATGTTGGAAACCCTACTGTAGAAGTTAAAGTAATAGTGGTAACAATATTATTAATACCTCCATTTAATGTTGTAGCTAAAGAGCTCTCACCTCCCCATAAATCTGTACCCCATCCATAACCTGCTGCTTGAAAGGTTGGGCCAACTAAAACATATCTATTTATTGTTGCTGCACCATCTGCAGTATTATCAGCCGTGGCATTAGCTGCCATTGTGACTGTAAATTCATCAGAGCTAATTCTTGAGGTAACTTCAAAAGTTTGATCTTCAAAATTTCCAGATGTATATCCAGATCCTGTTGGAGGGGTTACTGAGGTAAAAGTAAAAAGATCACCTGGAGTTAGTTGGTGGTTAATTAAATTAACTGTAACAATGGCTGATCCATTAGTTGTATCAAAAGTAGCTCCAGTTTGAGCTGTCTCTAAAGGTGTGATATCATAAAAATTACCTTCATAATAAATAATTAAAGCTTTGTGTGTTCCAAGTGCAGAATAGATTCTTCCATCTAAATCTGTCCATTGATGAGAATCTCTTGTTACACCTACTAATGTATTTGATGTTAGTTTTTCCCAACCCCCTACTTTTTCAGGTAATCCTGAACGAAAACGTACAAAATCTCCATCTACATACTGTCCTTCTGCTGCAGTATCTGTGATTTGTTTATTAAATCCTGGTCTTATATTTATTAAGTTTAATGGCATAGGGTCATTATACTTTAAAATTATTGAGTTTTATAGGTTATCTTCCTTGTTAATTTTCCATACTATTTTTAAATTATTCAACATTTCATCTAAGTGAATTATCTTAATTTTATTATCATATAAATATTTGTGAAACTCCTCTGTGTCAAATATCAACCAATTAATATCGGTCTCAAACACCATTTTATCTGCTTTAGAAGAAGTTGATCCTGGTTTACTTAGATGGCCATTATCTTCAGCCCTCATACCTCTAACATCATACTTATGTATTTGATTAGAAAACTTTGGAATAATTCCAGATATATGCCAAGAAGACTGTTCTTTAGGATATTCAACACAGACAAGATTTTTAGCAAATCTGTCTATAATGTTCATAAAAAGTTAATTAAAAATAATTTAAATTTAATACTACTCTATAGGGTTCTTCACAGTCGTTTGTTGTTCCAGAATGTTTTAAACTAGACGGAAACTCTACTAAAGTATTTGCTTTACTTTTAACTGTATCTCCATTTTCAAATACAGTTTCTCCATTATTTGAATTTATATAAAAAACAGCAGTAGTACAATTAAAATCAACATCATTATGCATGCCGTGTGTTATTTTTTTATGTGTCTTAAATAATAAATTAGCTTTTATTCTTATTAAAGATTTTATTTGTATGTTCTTTAAAAGAGGATTTAATAAATCAAACATATGAGACATAGGTCTATTATGATCATAAAATACATGTGTTAATTGTTTATTATAAGAAGGTTTACAAGTAGTTTTTATTTCATCTAAAATTGGAGTTAAGTGCCAATTTAATTGTGGAGTGTTTACATATTCATTTGCAAGATCGGATAAAAAATGTTTTTGAATATGTTTAAATTCTTCTTCTAATAAAAAATTTTCATGTATTTTTATGTTTTGCATTTTATCTATAATTAATATTTATATTTATTCTTAAATTAGTATTAGTTTGAGCAACACTACAATGTTTTAAATGACCATCAAATAATAAAATAGTATTTTCTTTACTTTCAAATTTATCTCCATTTTCAAAAAGTGTATATCCATTATTTGTGTTTATAGAAAATAACGCTACTTTATGATAATCGGGACTATCTGTATGCATTTTTGTTTCTATAGATTTATTTTTATTAGTATAACAATTTATTTTTGCTCTAAGTAAATAATTCATTTTCAATCTACTAATAATTGGAATCATTATAGAATTAAAAAAACTACTTTTTACCTGATTGTCTTGAAACAACACGTGAAAAAATAAAAAATCTGAAAAATCGTTGTCACTACCTGTTGTTTCGTTATAATACCAAGGACAATTTTTTACAATAATATTTTTTATATTATTAAAAACATCATTTTCTAAAAAATTATCTATTCTTTGCATTTTTTATATTCAATTATAATATTAATTCAGTTAGAAGTTTATTATTACCAATTGTTCCTTTAATAAAAACATTAAAAGCTAAACTTACTCTAGTATTATTTCCTTTTTTTGTTTCAACCATATGACTTAATGAAGATGGAAACAGTATAATATCACCAGTTTTTAATTCAAAAAACCAAGATTCAGAATTCCATACATTCCAATCTTTGACTTCTGGTTTAATATGTTGATAGGTATCTTTTTTAAAAAAAAAAATTTTATCAAAATTTTCATCACAATTAATATAAAATACTCCAGACACTAATGAATTAGGATGTTCGTGTTTATGATGATATTGATTTTCTATTGTGTAATTTAACCAAGATTGTGTAATGTAAGGTGTAACTTTATCTGTTGTTGATAATACTTTATTAAAATAATCTTGTACTTTTTCTTCTAGTTCTTTTTTAATATTAGAAAATTGTTTTTCATTAAGAATATAATTATTTTTAGAGGTAATATTTCCAAAGCTTTCCCAACAATCTTCTTTAATTTTATCTACAAATGTTAATTCTGAAGATGTTAATTCCCTACCTAATTCTGACCTATAAACAGGCGTTGGAAAAATTCCATGAATAACTGCTTGGGTCATTTAAATTGTTTACCCGTTACCCAAGTCACTAATGAATTTCTTTCCCCTTTAGTTACTGGCATTACTTCATGTACTACGTAAGAAGGAAATAATACTAATGTTCCTTGTGATTTATCCATAGAAATTGGTTTATCATCTTCATATAAATAAAGTTCTCCTCCTTCATATTCTTCAGGATTTGTGAGTTGAATAGATATAGATAATTTTCTAACTGGCATATTTAATCCTCTATCAACATGTTTTCCATATTTTCCAGATGGTGCTTTATAATTAGTGAATTGAAATCCTTCGTTTATTCCAAATAAATCAAATTTAAAAAATCTTTCATTAAGATTAAGTACAATACCCGTTACTCTACTAAATACCCAATCTATACCATCAGCAGGGTGTAACCAAGATATTTTAGAATCTCTAACATCTTTTACATCTCCTCTTGTTTTCCCTGTAATTAAACCTTTATCTTTTGCTATATTGATGATTGTTTCACATTCTTCTTTAGAAAAAAGATTTTTCCAAAAAGCATAAAGATTAACTTGATCTAGTTCAAAATTCCAAGATGAATTTTCATACTTATGTTTTTTAATTTTTGTTACTTTCGACACTTCTAACTATGTCTTATATTATTTTAAATATTTTGCAACTCCCAATTTTGATTTTCTTCGTTCCAGTTATACATATTTCCATCCGTAGGATATGCTACTGGTGCATCCCAATTACAAGTATTTTCATTAAAAATCCAACTATTATATGGTTTTTCAGGAATAAAAGCATCTCTTTGTGAATCGTAGGTGTAACCTATACCTGCGTAATTTTTTCTAAATGGAGTACCTCCTAAATTATGTACACCATGCATTGTATTATAAGAAGTTTGTTTCCAAATAGCGTCTGGTTCATTATATAAATTTTTTAAAAATTGAATTCCTATTTCTTCTTGTTCTACTCCATTACTATCATGCAATACTTGATTAGCTACTGAAACCACTTGTGTTACTTTTCCATTTGAATCTATTTTTGCAAATGATGCCATTATACTGTGTAACTCCCTGATCCATTAAATTGCATTATTGTATTTGATCCTGATGTTGTAACAGTCGGTGAACCAGTTGTAGTTCCCGAATAATTTGCAGTTGGTACACTTACTATAACAACTCCTGAACCACCTGCACCAGCAGTACCACTATTTACACCACCGCCTCCACTACCAGTATTTGCTGTACCAGGAGTACCAGTAGAACTACCACCATTACCACCTCCACCATCACCACCTGAACCAGGAGATGGGCCGCTTCCGCCTCCACCACCTGCTCTTGTAACAGAAGAACCAGTTATTGAAGATGCTGCTCCATCTCCACCCTGTGCAACGCCATCAGTATTTCCAGCTTCTCCAGCACCTCCACCACCTCCCGCAGGAGCGTGTCCACCAGCACCATTTCCACCATTAAAACCTTGACTAGGTACTGTAGCTGGAGTGTTTCCTAATCCACCTGGACCACCAGGAAAACCAGAACCTCCGCCACCACTACCACCATTAAGTCCTGGCCCTGCAACGCCACCACCTCCGCCACCACCAGCAGAAGTTATTGTTGTTACACTTGTACCTGAAATTGAAGAAGTTCCACCGTTAGTACCAGCAGATGGACCTGTTCCAGCAGCACCACCGTTTCCAACGGATACAGTAACAACTGTTCCACTAGCTATTGATTGACTTGATGTTCTATAACCACCAGCACCACCTCCACCACCATAATTGTTGCTTCCGCCACCACCGCCTCCAGCTATGACTAAGAAATCAAGTGGAATAACTTTTACAGTGCCTCTAAATACTCCGAAAGAAATTTGTCCTGATGATGGAATACTACCAAAAGGCCCCGATGTTCCACCAGGAACAAAAGATCCACCCGCATAGTATTCAGAAATTGCGATTGGATTTGAACCACCGAATTCGGTTTGGATGCTTGTTAATCCAACGTTTGTAGTAGGAACTGTCATTATTTTTTCTCCTCAAACTTTTGTATTTTATCAGATAATACTTTAACTGCTTCAATCAGTAAACAAGTAAGTCTATCATATTTAACAGCTTTAATTCCATCTGGTCTTTGTGCTACGGCTTCTGGTAAAACTTTTTCTACTTCTTGAGCTATAACTCCGACATCTTTTTTTCTAACAAAATAACCGTCTTCACCACCTCTTTGATCCATATAAGATTTTTTCCAATCAAATAATACACCATTTAATTTTTTAATTGCTTCAAGTGGATTAGGAATATTTACAATGTTTTCTTTTAGTGCAACATCAGAAGAATAAAAAGCAGTAACATCGTTTGTTGCTCTAATTTCACCTGTAGTTCCAGAGGCAGCTGTTCCAACACCTAATGAATCCAACTGAGCATCATTAAATTGAACATTGTTAGCTGTGCCTAAACCTAAAGAAGTTCTTGCTGTTGCTCCAGATTCTGCAACCCATGTTGAACCGTTACCAACAATAAAATTACTATCCGTGGTTGCTAATGCTGCAATAGCAGAAAGTTCTGCATCATAAGCTTGAATATCTGTTCCTATGACTTGTCCTGCAAGTTGATTTGACATTTCTACAATGTCTGTTCCATTAGAATAAACTAACATAACATTTTTTTCTGTAGCAGAAAAAGTAGGGCCTGATCCAGATACAGTTTTAAATTGTACTGTAAATGCTCCTGAAGTTCCGTTAACTAGTGTATATATTTTTTCAATTGAATCTGGGATCGTTACAATTTGATTTCCTGTAATAGTTCCTGTAAATTTAATTACTGCGTTTCTTGCATTGGATATTGTTGCATCTGTCATAGCTAAAGCAGTAGTTTGTGCTCCACCTGCTATGGATACTTCTTGATAACCTGCGATCGCTTGTTGTATTAAATTTAAATTAGTATTAGTTTTGTCTCCCCATGTACCAGCGTTTTCGCCAGTGACCATAAGTTCGAGTTTAAGATCTGTTGAATAACTTGATGCCATATTTTTAGTCCTTTACCATTTTACCCTTTCTAAGCTGCAATATCAACCTCAGTCCAATTTACATCAGTTCCTGTATCCACCTCTGACCAAACAATAAGTTTGACTGTACCTATAGATGTTGTAAGACCAATTCCAGTAATTTCAGCACTTGCGTCATCTGCTTCTGCTTGTCCTATTGCAGTAGTTAATTGTTCTCCCGAAACAGTATAAGTTGAATTATGATCTACAGTTCCAACTGCTGTAGTTAAAGGAATTCCTGTTAAAGAAAGATTTGCTGTTCCTGTCACAGATACATCTGCAATTGTTGAATCTAAACTATTTCCCGTAACCGTTACATCGACATCTGTAAATGCTGTTTCGTTACCTATAAGAGAATTTAATTGTTGTCCTGTTACAGAAAAAGTTACATCTGTAAATGCTGTTTCATCACCGATAGATGAAGTTAAAGGTATTCCAGTAACCTCTACAGTTACTAAAGATGCTGCATAAGTTTCACCTACTGAACTATTTAAATTAATTCCAGTTACAGACACATTAGCATTACCTGCTGGAATTTCATTACCTGTAACAATGTTTAAAGGTATTCCCGTAAGAGCTATGTCTGCAGTACCTGTTGTAATAACATTAACAGGTGAAAAAGTATCTGGACTTTGAGTGGCAAAAGGAGCTTCACCAAAAGCTGTTAAAGTATCTTGTATGGTTGTTATGTTTGTAACAGTTAAACTTTGACCTGTAGGAAAAACATTAACACCTAATTCCCCTGTAATGATAATTGACCCTGTTGCACCAGTAATTTGTAAACCTGATACTACAATAGTATTATCTGAAGGTTCAGCTGAGAAGGGTGTCTCTGAATATGCGTTAACAGCAAAAGCCATAAATTAGGCTCCTGTTTTTAGTGTGTCTATTTCTTTTTTAAGTTCTTTGATAGATTCAATTAATACTGCACAAAGTCTTTCGTATCTAACTGCTTTAGATCCGTCTTCTCTTGTAGCTACAAGTTCAGGTAAAACTGCTTCTACATCTTGTGCAATTACCCCAACTTCTTTTTCATCTACTAAATGTTTATTTTTTTCTAGAGCTTCTTTAGTCCAATTATAGTAAACACCATTTAATTGAGAAACTTTATCTAATGAATTTTCAATATTAACAATATTTTGTTTTAAATTTCTATCTGAAGTAAAGAAAGCTGTGATATCACCTGTTGCTGTTATAGCACCAGTGACTGCTAAAGTTGAACCATCAAATGTCATGTTTGCTTCTGCATTCATGCCATCTGTTCCAGTTGCAGTAACAACTCTATTGTTTGAACCATTAGTCATGAAGTCAGACACATCGACAGAAATAGAATCTGCAGCTACATCAATACCAGTTCCAGCACCAACGGCTAAAGAACCTGATGTTGTAACTGATCCAGTTAAACCAT